TAATGGCCTCATAAGGCTTAATATAAACTGGGTTACAACCCACAAAAATTAAAAAAATGAAAAAAAGACCAATTGTAGGCGTTCTTAATGCTGTTGAAGCATCTGGCGCCAATGTTATTAGTGATGCTACCATTGGACAATGGAGTGTTGTTAAAACAAGTGCTGGAATGGTTCCTGTTATTGGACCATTTCGTACAGGAAAAATTCGAAGTATTGAATCTTTTAATCCACAAAGAGAGATTCGACAATTAGTAGTAATTGGTACTACAGAAGAAACTATTGTTGCTTCTACAAGGTATAAAGTAGAAATAGGAAATCAACAGGATTCTTATGAAACAGAACATACCGGACCAAGTGTATATGCTTATACAAGTGCTGCTGCTTTATCAGGTACAGCATCAACAGATCGCACAAATGTATATACAGCACTTGTAACTAAGATTAATGCATATGCAGGAAATAATGTAACTGCTTATGGATTAACAAAAGCAACATATACTGGTGGAACATCTACTGGAGATGCAGCAACAAATTTTGTTGTTGGCGAAACAGTTACTCAGGAAACTTCAACTTGTACAGCTAAAGTTGCAAAATGTACTATTGCTACAGGAACATTTGCTGCTGATAGTGCTGCTGGAACTATTTGGTTATATGATTTAAGTTCATATACAAATTGGTTAACAACCGCAAAAACTTTAACTGCTGCTGGTACTGCTGCTGCTACTACAACTACTCCTGCAACAACAAATTGCGTTGTAACAGTAACAAATGCTACTACATTACATTATCAAGGTATTGTTATTCTTGATGATGCTGGTTATTTCACTTCAAAATTAGGACGTGGTGGAATTAGTTGGGTAGATACTACTCAGGGATTTACTGCTGCTTCTATTGAAGTTGCAATTACTGGTCAATATCAAATTGGTATTGGTTCTGCAATGTTAGCATTAAAACCTGTTTTTGACGTACAAAAACAAATTGTTATTTCTGGCAGATTGGAATATGAATTAACCAATGGAGATGCTTTTGATTCAACAAAAACATATCGTAAATATGTTGTTCGACTGGCAGATGGAGATGAAAATGCTATGTCAGGAGATGTTGAAGCTGCTGAACAAGAAGTTGTTTTGTATGTAGATTATGCTGATAGTGATTTGGGTGATTTTAATACTCCTTTTATCGCGCTGACTTAAAAATTGGGGAAGAATTCTTCCCCTTTTTTTTATATTACATTAACATTATTTAAAAATTGAGGGATTTAAATAATGACAATATTACGTGCCAATTGTATATTAATGTAATATTTTCATAGCTCCTTAAAACCAACCATAAATCGATTATAAATAATTAATTTAAAATCCAATGAGCTATATATGTCAGAATATTCAAATAACAGATATTTTTCATAATCCAATGTTCTTTTCTATAACAGGCACTATAGTTTCCATAATATCTGTTACGGTTGTTATATTAAACTTTAAGTTAAAAAAAGTTGAAATGGAAACTGATGACAAAAATAAACTTGCAACGAAAGAATTTGTTTGTAAAGAAATAAATTTAGTAGACGAACGAATTCAAATAGTTCAACTGTATGTTGATAAAAACAAAGAACTTAATGATCAAGAACATCTTGATATAAAATTATTAGTAAAAACAGAATTTGGATATATAGTTGAAACTTTAAGAGATATAAAAGGTGATTTAACTATATTGAAAAAAGAAAAGATAAGTTAACAAAATTTTATTTAACTTGCATGGTATAATTTAAATTTAATTGTATGAAAAAAATTATGTTTCTTTTATTGGCTTTAATCTCTTTTCCTTTGTTAGCACAGGAAATTGTAACTCCTACAAGTTGGGGCGATGTAACTGGAAACCTTGATATTTATCTTGGTTCATTACTTGGTCTCGGACTATTATCGATTTTTGTATCTGCTTTTATCAATGGATTTTTAACAAAAGCAAGTAAACTATTGAAAAGAATTATTAGTTGGATTGTTCCAATTGTCTTATCAATACTTGCGGCCTATGTTTTAAATCTTGGATTTCTTAAAGAAGAAACTATTATCATGGTTCTTATTTATGGCTTTGCCGCTGGATTAGTATCTAATGGAATATTTGATATTACAACTGTTACTACTCTTGTTAAGATTATACAGGGATTTTTAAGTAAAAAAGAAAAAAATGGTGGGGCATAAGCTCCACCTTTTATAATTAATATTATGATACATCAAGAAACATATAACTTACTTTTAAATGGAATGCCATTTGAAAAATTCATTGTATATTTTATATTTGGTTTCTTAGGTATTGCAATATTTTACTTAACCAATGTTTACAATGGAATGAAGAATAATCAAGGAACTCCAAAACACTTTAGTTGGTTTTTTTTCTGGAAAGGAACAATAAGAATGATATTATCATTAATTACTTTGTCATTAGTGATAATATTTTTTAAAGATATTGCTCCATTTCTATTGAATACAAGTGAAAATATACCGGTTGAATTAAATGGATTTTCTTCGTTATTAATTGGAACTGGTATTGATGGTGCATGGAATATGTTAATTGGTATAGGAAAAACAAAATTTAAATAATGAAAAAAGTTGGAATTTATATTATAATCATTTTGGTTCTTCTAATAATATTAACATTTGTTTGGAGAAATGGAAAAGAAAAAGAAGAAGAATACCAAACAACTATTAAAGAACAAAATGATACTATTAAACAATTAAAAATTGATAACGTTGTATTATCATTGAATATTAAATCTCATATTGATTCAATAAAAGAAATTAATACTGAAGTAAATTTTTACAAACAATATAATAAGGAATTACTTAAACAAATCTATAATTTTAAAAAAGAGTATGAAAATAAAATTCGTGATATTAGTAATATTCCTGTTGACTCCATTTATAGTGAACTCACAAAATGGCTCGACTACCAGTAAGTATCTTTTTAGCGAGAACCAGGTAAGAAAATTGTATGAATTAAAATTAGAATACGATTATTTAATTCAGGCAAATCAAGAATTATGGACTATTACAAACAATTGTGATAGTCTTATTGTTTTATATGAATTATCAGAAAGAGAATATAATTCATCATTAAAAGTAAAAGATGAAATAATCTCAAATACTGAAAAAATGTATAATGCAGAAAAAGAAAAAAATAATTCTTTTGACAATAAGATATCATCATTAAAAAAACAGAATCAATTATTTAAGTTAACTACAGGATCAGGAGTAGTTATAATATTATTATTTTTAATACTTTAATAAATGAAGATATCGGAATTTATTTATGATATTAGAGAAATTCTTGGAGCGATAGATAGTGATTCAGATATATCTGATTTATGGATATTATATAAAATAAATCAATATCGAGCTGTTCATATTGTACAAGAATATGCATTAACAGATGAAATTGATCCTTCCTGGTTACAAAGAATACATAAATTTAAATGGATAAAATGTAATGCTTCTGATGATCCACAAATTATTTATAGCAGTATTACACTTGGAAAAACAATTATACCAAGAACAATAAAATTACCATATGATATTGGAACTTATAGAATTTCTGGTTCCGGATCAATTCAGCAATTCGAACCATGTGATTTTAATCGATTAATGATGATGGCTGAATTAAATCAGAATGAAAATTATGGTTATGGTTACTATTCAAAAATTGGAGATACGGTATATTCTTATCCATATATTATGGAAGGATCGGCAATAATTATTGCAGAAAATCCAACAGATATTCAAATTAATGATGATGGTATATTAAGAGATATGACATTTGATGATAATTATCCTTTAGATCCATCATTAGCTCAAAGAGTTATTATTGATATTTTTACAAAAGATTTAAAAATTAACCAATCTGTGATAGATGATATTATCAATGACGCACAAAATCAATTTAAACTATTAAAAAATGAGAGCAAATAATAGTTTACATAGTGGAATGAGTTTTGCTAAAGAAAAGTATCCTAATGAAAAACGTAAATTAGAAGAAATTATTGATAATATTGAATGGCGTATATCATCAAGTAAAGAAAAAAAAACATTTAGTTCTCGTCATGTAAATTGGTTTTTAAAATATTTTTTTCGTTATTCTTTTGATGCGATTTTTAAAGGTTATCCAATTAAAATATTTCATCGATTAACAATTGCTATTACTTATGAACCATTAAGGACATTAGATAAAAATGAACAAAAAAGATATGTAATAAGTGATAGATTATTTGGATATATGTTTTGTTTAAGAATGTATGGTCCATTTTTTTGTGAAGATTTTGAATGGTATCCTGATGATTTTTTAATGAATAGACTTCGATTATTAGTAAATTCAGATGATGTTTATAAACTAATAAAAAAATGAAGAGAATTAGTATAAGACAAGCTATTATTGATGCAATAGAACAAACAGATGAAAATCTTGGAAGGTTTCCAAATTTAAGTTTGAAATGGGCTAAATATATAGAAAAAGCTATTGGATCAGTTAATGGATATAAAATTAAATCTAAATCATTTACTGTTATTGGTAATACAATTACTTTGCCAGATGATTGTTATTCTATTATAGGTGTTATTTCTGGTAATTATGAAGATGAATGTAATGTAAGATATTTAGATTCATCACAGATAATTACAGAAGAAGATACTATTGAAGGTGCAGATGTTTATGATAGAGATTTAACAAAAGTTTGGATTCCTATGGAAACATCATGGATAAATAATATTGCCTGGGAAGAAGTTGCTGATGAAATACATTTTACAAAAGATTATACAGATAAAGAAATTACATTAGTTTATAGTTATATTGAAACTGATAATAAAGGATTTTGGATTGTTAATGAATCTCATATCAGTGCTATTACGAAATATATAATTTACATGTATGCTAAAAAGTTTTTGTGGAAGATTTTTAAAAGTGATAAATTACTTCGACAAGGACATAAAATCCATGTAGATGAATTAAAAAGAGATTATAATATTGCAGTAAGAAATGCGCGGGCTGAAGATGGACATGAAACATCATATGAAACAAAACAATATTAATGGAAATAATTAATAAAATATCTAATGGCCTTCATTTAGACAATAATGAATATGATCAACCAGAAGGAACTATGAGAGATAGTTGTAATGGAATAATCATGGATTTAGGCGGAGGAAATTATGAATGGACAAATATAAAAGGTGCACAGCCTTCATTAATATTAAGTTCAAATGATATAATATTTGCTCAATTTCCAATTCGTGAACGTCAATTTATTATTGTATATAATAATTATATTGACAAAGTTTATATATATGAATTAAACTTCAATTTTACTTCTAATACAATTTCTTTAGTTACTCGATGGACTGGATTAAATAGCATATTAGGTTTAGATATTAATTATCCAGTTACGGCAATATTTGGTTATTATGAAAGTGATTATACACAAAGAGTATATTGGACAGATGATCATAATTCACCAAGAACTATAAATTTAGGAACCGGAGGATCATCTTTATTAGATGAAAAATTTCTTGATTTAACTCCACAAGTAGAAAATGTTGGACAATTTAGATTTACTCAATTAGCAGTAGGAGGAAATTGTAAAGCTGGAAATTATTTTTTTTCCTGGAGATTATATAAAGATGGATATTATACCGATTGGTCTCATATAACAAATCCAGTATCAGTTCTTCCAGGAAATCCACTTTCAGGTTATACATCATTAAGATATCATAAATATCAAGGTGCCGCACCAGATGAAAATTGTAATGTTAAAATTAAGTTTTACATAACAGATTATGATACTGATTATGATTCAATACAAATCTGTGCATTTTATTCAAATGACTATAATTCAATATCAACTGGTATATTATTTTATGATGGAATATTAATTGGTTCAGGATTAGAATATTCATTTCAGGGTAATGAAAATATTGGTACTGTTACATTAGATGAGTTAAAAAATATTTCTTTAGTAATAAAAACATGTAAAGATTTAACTCATATTAAGAATCGAATGATTCCTGCTAATATTACAGAAAGAGAAGAACTTAATATTATTAATAATGTATATGTAACTATGAATCCAATAGTAAAAAGAATACTATTAGATGATACTGGTTATCCTACAGATATTCCGGCAACAAATTATGTTCATCCATTATATAATATTAGTAGTACAACAATAACAAAATTAATTAAAGGAATACAATATAAAGCAATTGAAACTTGTGTGTTAACTGATGGAGTAGAAGAAAGAACAATACCAGTTAATACAATATTTGAATTAATAACATCAGATTCAGTTACTTTAACTTCTGGTACAGTTAGTATGATTATGGTTAAAAAGAAATTTAAACCAATTGGATCATCATCAGATATTAATACATATGAACTTGATACATATTCTATATACAATCATTTTTATAATTATAAAAATCCTATCGTTTCAAATAATTTTCGAGGATATCCAGGTGGAGAAACTATTCGTTTAGGAATAGTATTTTTTGATTTAACGGGACGTCCATTTTTTGTCAGGCATTTATATAATCAAACTACAACATATGGAGGCAATACTATAGGTCCTGGAGATATAACAATTCCCAAAAGATATCCTGGAACTTTATATCATACACATAACTATTATGAATATGATGGAACAAACTATTGTTATCAATATATTGTAGGTAATATAATAGGTATTAGTATAAGTGGGATAGATATTACAAAAATAAAAGATAAAATAAGTGGTTTTTCAATTGTTCGTGCACCTATAGAAAGACAAATTTTAGGATATGGAGTTCTCGGGCATATATTAAAATTCACAAATAATTTATTTATAAAACCTAAATTTTGTGGAGAATTAGATACTACAAATTTATGGGATAAAGGATATACATTTTGGTGCCCTGAAGATTTATTTGAATTAACAGATTTTTCAATACAACAAGGAGATTCAATTGTAAATTCATATTATCTTGAACCATATTATAAAGCAGAAACAAATGGTTCCTATACTGGAGTCGGAAGATTAGAAAATACAAGTAGAAATTCTTATTATCAAAAATTTATTGTCAGTCCATCAACTCAAAAATCAACTGGGAATGGAGCTGTTAATTTAGGCCATGAATTATCTGCTTATACAAAATATAATTTAGGAGATGATACTGGAAGTGGAATATCAGTTGATCCAGCTAATCCATCTTTATTATTTAAAGAATTTTATACAGGAGGTGTATATGCAACAAATGCTACATGTTGTAGTATATTAGTATTTAATGAATTAGATGAATTAGGAACAAATATAAAAGGAGAATATAATTTAGCTACTACAGAACCAAGAATTTTAATTTGTCATATTAAAAGAACAAATACTAATCAATATGGAGGATTATCTGATTCTGCATTAGCAAATACTAATTATATAAGTACGGGACATTATCAGGAAATTAATGATACTGTATTGTCACAAATATTTAATGGCAGTAAATACATCTTTAACGAAATTGAAATATTTGGTGGTGATTCTTTTGTTTGTATGTTTGATATGAATCATTTATTAAGAAATGAAGATGTTGAAAGTTATTATTGTCATTCATTTATAGTTCCAATAGAAACACGAGTAAATCTTGATTTAAGAGAAGGTAATCATATTGGAAAAGATAGAACAAAAAGTGCTGCAAATGATACTGGTTTAAATAGAGAAACCGGAGCAAATAAATGGGAAGAATTTAATTATAATGATGGATATTCGACAGATAACGCAGGAGATTATTATATAGCATTGCCAAATAATTTTCAGAATCAAATAAATTATGATACAAGAATTAGATATTCAGATGAGAAAACAAATGGAGAATTAATTGATTCGTTTAGAAAATTTGCCGCGTTAAATTATATTGATATCGATACATCATTAGGAGAAATTATTAATATAAAATCAAAATTTAGTAAAATTATATATTGGCAAATTGATGGAATAGGATATATACCAGTAAATGAAAGAGCTTTATCTTCAAGTCCATTAGGAGAAGTTATACAATTAGGAATAGCAGGAATATTCGAAAGATTTGATAATGTAATTGATAAAATTGGAAATAGTAATCATTTTGGATTAACGGATTCTCCTGAAGGATTTCATTGGTATGATGCAAAAAGAAAACTTTTTATTACAATGAATGAAGGAATGCAAATTAGTCCTGATTCAATTGTTAAAGGATTAGACACATTTTTTTCTGAAACTATTCCTGATAACATGTATTCTTATGATAATCCTTTTATTAATCTTGGTATAACCGGAGGTTATGATCCTCGATTAAAAATAGTTTTTATAACATTTCTTTGTCCAAATTATTTAAGAAAAACAATCGGATTAGATACTAAAACAAATAAATTTATTGGATTCTTTACTTTTAGATATCAATCTTATTTTAATTATAAAAAATGGATGTATGGAATTTCTTATAACAATCATATCGCACAATTTGGAGTAGCTGATCCAGGATATTTTGATGGATATCAATCTGCATACTTTTCAATTATAATTAGAGATAATAATTCGTTAGTAAAACTTTTTGATTATTTTGAATATATAGGAAGTGAAAATCCATTTACAAGAATTAAATTTGAAAATTCAAAACAATCAATTACTGAAATAGTAAGTAATAATAGAAATTTAAAATTTAGGAATAAAAGATGGTATGGAAATTTTCCAAAAATTAATAGAGAAAGATTAGTTGATGGATATTTAAAAATTACATTTTATTATGATGGAAATTATATTGATGGATCATATACTGTAACTTTTAATCAATTAAAGACTACCTTTAATCAAATGATTTAACTATGATAACTTCAAAATTAATAACTGGTATAAATCCTGGAAAAGACATTCCGGTTGAAACTAAAAAAGTTACCACTACTCATAGAGGAATATCAACTCCGACTTATAAAAATATTACTCCTATAACTTTTAAACAACAATTAGTTAGAAAAGGAATATTAACTGATGCTGATTTATCATTAACACCAGAAGAAATAAATAATAAAATAAAACTTGCCTATAAAGTTGAGGAAGGAAATCCATTACCATATCAAGTATCGACTGATGAAAAGAAAAATATTGTGTATCAAAAAGATATGGGTAGATCAACCGGTGAATATTATGATAAAGAAAAAGAAGGTAAAGTAATTTCGACATATAATAAAGCAAGAGAAGGATATGTTGATGGAGGATCGATAGGTTCAATAGCGCCAGATATTGCAAATATTATTGCTGAATTGGGAGGATCAATAATTGATAAGAAGAAACAATCAGTTATAAATGATTATACTTCAAATGAAAATCCACTTGAAACATTAGAAACAACACAAAAATTAGATGCTGGAAAAAGTATAATGTCAGGAACATTAAAAGGTGCAGGAATAGGAACAATGATTGCTCCGGGAATTGGTACGGCAATAGGTGCAGGAGCAGGAGCATTAGTATCTGGTATTGGTAGTTTAATAGGAAAAAAAGATAGAGATAAATCAAATCAAAATATAGTTAATAATTGGTCATCAAATTGGACACAAAAACAAGCAGCATATCAGGAAGCAAATAGTTATAAATGTGGTGGAAAAGTAAAAAAAGCTGAAGGAGGAATAATAGAAGGTAAAGGAACCGGAAAATCAGATTCAATAAATATGAATGCTGAATCAGGAGCATTTATTGTTCCAGTTGAAAATGCAGAAAAAGCTACTCAACTCGGACAAGAATATCTCGGGTGGAATTCTAAAACTATGGCAAAAAGAAATACAGGAGATAAGAAAATAAAGGTAAGTGATGGAGAAGTATATTTTTCTCCTGAAGAAGTAGGTGCACTTGAGTATTATGGTGTAGATTTAAATTCATTAGCTCCAAATGCAAAAAAAGAAAAACAAGGTACTCCAATAAAAGTACCAGCAAAAAAAGCTGATGGAGGATATATAGGTTCAGAATTTAGAAAAGATCCTAAATACAAAGATTATATTTATTCAAATGATGATAAAGGAAATATATTATATCAATCACCAATGGGAGAAAAAGGAACAGTAACAAATGAAGATGCAATAAAAGAATATAATGATTATATTTCATCTTTAAACAAACCAATGAAAATGAAGGATGCTATAATCCCTCAAACAAAAATAAATCCTACAATAAAAAATCCTAATGATCCTTATTTTTCTCCTTTTAATATTGAAAAAAGAGCAAAGGAACTTTCTAAAGGAAAAGAAGAAGGAACAGAAAAATCATGGTTAGATTATGTACCTGAACTTGCCGGAACAATACAAACTTTAGGAGGTGCTTATGGTTTAATGACAGCAGGAAAAAAACCTGATTTAACAATAAGTAAAACATTACAAAATTTAAGTTCAGAAACTAAACGTTTAGCACAATATGGATATGATCCAAAAGTATTGAATGAATTAAATAATTCAATAGAATTAACACGTAAAGATTTAAGTCGTTCATTATCAGAGTCAGGTGGATCACCAATGGAGAAAATGGCTCAATTAAATCAAATATTATCGACAACTATAGATAAAAAAGCTGGTATTACTTATGCAAATGCTCAAGAAAAAGCAAGAAAATGGGCTGATAACATGAAAGTACAATCTGATATTGCTGGTCAGGAATTTGATATTAATAAAATCAAAATTGAAGATTGGTATAAAAATCAGGAAATGTTCTCTGAATTATTATCTTCAGGAATAAGCAATATTATTGGAGCCCGAAAATTAAAAACTGAACAGGATATTATGAAAAGTATAAATAAAAACCCAACATTTTCTAAATAATATATATATGAGTTTCTTAAATTATGGAAGTACAAAGGCTTTAGCATATCGGAATGATTTTAATTCAGATATTGATAGACTTTATAAACGAGAAGCTTATAAATCTCAAGTTGAAGCAGAAAAAGAACAAAAGACAAGATATTATGCAAGTTTAATGAAAGAACATGCAGCGACATCTCCATGGGCGACAAAACAACTTGAAACAAAATATAAAGATTTAAATAATCGTATTGCTGATTTTGCTATTAATAATCCAAACTTTGAAACCGATGTAAATAAGATGCAGGAATTTATGTCATTGACAGATGAATATTTGAATAATGATATAGTTCGTAAGGATATACAATCACAACAACAATTTGAATTATTTAAACAAGCAGTCAATAAAGGAGAAATATCTGAAAAAACTCAGATGGAAGAAATGGAAAAATATGATAGTTGGATGCAAAATGGTGGAGATGGATATGTATTTTCAAATATTAAACTTCCAAAATATACTGATATAGTTCAGAATTCAAAGAAAACATTTTTGCAATCAGAAACTTATGAAAAAGCTGGAAATATATGGCAAAATAGAAAATATTATTCTAAAGGTCAGGTAGCAACAAGAGCTTTGCAAGATATACAAGATGATGAATACGGGAAAGTAATTGAACAAGAATACGAAAAATTTAATGAATCAAATCCGGGATTCTACAAATCAGCTTTGGAATTTCATCGGGCAAGTTTAAATATGGATTCTTTTGTTGAAAAGAATTTTCTGGCATTTGATCCTGAATATAAAGCAACAACTGAGGCCAAACAAAAAGCGCAACAAGAAATGAACGATCTTCATCCATTTTGGGTAGGAGAAATAGGAATGAATTTTAAACGAGGAGCGACGATAAAAGGTAATGATGCATTTGCTCATCTCACAGATTTTGGTGGTGTAAATAAACCATTAGATTTAGGTTTAAAAGGTAAAATGGTAAAGATATTTGATGAAAAAACAAAAGAATTTACAGATGTTCAACTTAATGGAGTTTTGACGGTAAGAAATACTCCTGAAATGAAAGTCACCGATGCAGGGGAAACATATATTAAATGTATTGTAGAAACTAAAGTAGGTAATACTCAAATAGGTGGCGGTCAAAATATGCTTCATTCAATAGATGGAGATATTCCTCTTTCAAATCAAACTGGTATAAAACCATATTTTACTAAACAAGGTATTGATTTAACTGATAAACAATTTAGAAAATTAACTAATGGACATTCAGTTAATATTAATGGTACTGAATATACTTTTGGAATTGTTAAAGGAGAAGATGCTATTAAAAAATATACTGATGCTGGTTTTACAGCTCAAGGGACTGAAGGATTATCTTCAAATATGAAAGGATCACCAAATAATATGGTTTATTCAGGAACAGTATGGATGCCAGCAAATTTTACTACTAATGCTATTAATAATTATGAGGATGAAAAAGGTGGACAATTACATGGGAATAAAGTTTATCAATCAGGTATGACTCAAACAAAATCAATGTTTGATCAAGCAATAAATGAAGGAAATATTGATTTAGCAACTGAAATATTATTAGATTCTGATGATTGGAATAAACAAGATGATTATCTTATTGAAAAAAATATTAGACAAGATTCCAATGGACAAAGATTTAGATATACATTTAATCCTCAAACTGGAGAAACAAATAAAATAATTATTCAATAATATGCGACCAAATATTACAAAAGGTTTATCAATAACATCTGATGATTTATTTTCGAAAGATAATATTGTTAATGAATTCAAACCATCTGCATCTATAAGATTTAAAGATGAACCAACAAGTAAAGATGTTTTTGATAAATCTGATATTATTGGTCGAGTTGTTGAAGAAGAAGAAATTAAAGATAAAACAAGAGAAAACTTTCCTATTCTTGAAGGAAATGAATATCCTACCGAAGTTGAAAAGAAAGAGAGAATTAATGAAATCGATCTTACCATAAATAAGTTAAAGGAAAAACAACAGAAAATTGCAACTCAGGAAGAAGAACGAAATCCTTATTCAGAATCTTTTTTTAATATGTTATCTGATGTAAAAGATGATATTGGGAAGAAAATTAATATCAAGGGAATATCAAAACAAATAAAAATTCTTAGTAATGAAAAAGAAATCCTTTCAAATGAAATAAAACCTATTAGTGAACAGGAAATAAAAGATATTGAAGAAGCTGGTTATGGTATATATGCAGATTTTAATGTTGATTCAAAAGAAAAATTTGAACAATTAGAATCAAAATATACTCCTGAAAGATTGAATAAAGTATATAAAAAATCTATTGATGATAAATATAATGAAGAAATAAAACAACGACTTCAGTTTAAAACTCCTGAAAATATTCTTTCATATAATAATATTATTAATGGAACAATACCAGAATTAAACAAATCATATGCTGAAAAAACTGATTTAAATAATATTCTGTATAAAGCATCTTTAGATCCAGAATATAAAACAGCAATGTATGATAAGAAACGGAAGATTATTGCAAAACAAGTCGATAATTACATTTCTACAAAAGAAAACATTGAAGATAAAAAATTAGCAAAAGAAAATATATTGTCTAACATATTACCATTATTTGTAAATCAGAATGATAATCTTACCATCGAAGGAGCAAAATTACATGCTGAATACATGTTGGAAAAAATTAATACTATTCGACAATATCATGAGTCGATATTACAACAAGCAAAATCAAAATATAATTTAAATTCTTACGAACAAGATCCTGGTTTAGTATTAGATAATCCTTCAATTCCACAAGATTTAACTACTAAAACAGGTATTGGAAATGGTGACAAATGGTTTGAAAAAATTGCACGCGAACAAGAAACTTTAAATCAAGCCGCGGACTTTTGGGAGAAAATTCTTAAAACTCCAGAAGCAAAAAATGGTATTAAAGATATGGGTAAAGGTTATAAATCTTTAACTATTGATGAATTTTTACTTGGAATACCAGAATTACAAGATGCATTACAAAATTCTTCTATTGCTAAAAAAGCAATAAAAGGTGAAGATTTAACATATGGAGAAGAATCTATTATGCAAGGACTTGCTTCATTAAATTATGCTAAATCTTTAGATACTGAAAATGGCTGGTTTAAAACAGCAAGAGGAACAGCATTAATGATTCCATATATTCTTGAATATGTGTATACTGGTGGAATGTATACAGTAGGGAAAAAAGCAACTCTTAAATATACAACTAAAACATTAGAAAAAACTGTTGGGAAAAAAATTGGTGATTATACAGCAAAACAATTAGGCCGTGTTATTGGTACAGGCGCACAAACTATTGCCTTACCTCAAATATGGTTAAAAAATACTGCTGAAAATATGACTCCTGATATTGTCGTTGATCCACAACTTAATGATATAAAATATAAGATACTTGAAAATACAGGTGATGATGCTGGAAAAGCTTTTGCAAAAGGATTTACATCTGCTTATGCAGAAATATTTTTTGAACGTGCCGGAAAATTTTTGACATTAAAAAGTGGTATTCCTGCAGCAACAAAAGGAATTAATAATCTTGCTGGTAAAGAAATTGTTACTACAAAGTTTCTTGATGACTTTATGAAAATAAAAGGAATCAAAAGTATTACTTCATTAACAGACAAAGTAGTAAATGAAAAATTAGGATGGCATGGAGTATTTGAGGAATATATGGAAGAATTAGGTTCTTATGTCGTAGATAAAAAAGTTCAAGGAGAAAATGTATTTATTGGAAATGAAAACTTTTGGGAAGACCAATTAGTAACATTAGGTACTGTTGCAATGTTTGGTGGTGTTATGTCTGGAGTTTCAAGGACATCAAAACTTATTGGGGATAATAAAATATTTACTCAGACTACAAAAGATGGTAAAGAAAAACAAACAGTTGTTCCTTCTAAAATGTATAATGAGTTTATTAAAGTAATGGAAGAACGTGATCCAGAAGATAAATCATTTTTAAACGGAGATAAATTCCAGGAGTTCATGGATAAACATGAAAAGAAAATGACTCCGGATCAGGTAGAACTTTTTATGTCTTTAGGAATACAAAAAGGAATAGAACAAGAAGAACAAAATATTTCAAATACATTTGGAGAACAACCTAAAGATATTTTGCCAACAGATATAACAGAACAAGATAATCCTGAATTAACTGATGAGGAAAAGAAAACTATTAATGAAGAAAATGAAAAGATAAGACAAAAATATCCGGAATTATCTTCAAATAATTTATTGTTACGTTCAAAAACAGGTCAATTAATAGAACCTAATGATAGAAGTTTAAAGTATTTACATCGACAATTAACACATAATGTTTCATTACTTGAAAGAGATGAAAAAGGAGATTTTAAAAATCTTACTCCGGAAGATGAAACTAAAGTTACTCAGTTAGAGATCATCAATGCAGAAATTGATAAAATTAGTGATAAGGATACTCCATTTGAAGAATTAACAGTAGAAAAGAAACAGGAACGATTATTATCAGAATTAAAAGAAGGTAAAGAATTAAAGGCTGAGGTAAAATTTATTGCTGAACCAGGATATAAAAAATCTGGTACCGGAATGACTTTAAAATTAGAAGATGGTCGAACAATAAAAGCATATATTAATCCTACATTCTCAGAAGAAAAGAAACAAGAAATACGTGCTACTTTAAAAGGAGATAACAAAAATGTTCAGTTAGTTCATGATTCATATGAGAACTGGAATGAATGGGATGAAGAAAAAGAAGATTATAAATATACCGGACCAAATGGTATTCCTTATTGGGATGCTATACGAGTATCGTATAATGGAGAAGTTATTGGAAGTGTTGAAGTAACAGACTTTAGAAAAAAGAATATTGTAGAAGAGAAAAAAGAAAAAATAGAAGAAGAAATAACAAAAGGTATCGATGATATTTTTAGTTCATTTACTGTTGAAAAACCTATTGAAGAAACTGAAGATAATTCTATTAAAAATAATCCTAAACAACATAATAATTTAAAAATAAAAAAAGAAAAAATTATTAGTAAAAAAGAATATAATTATCCAGTAAAACCATTATTAGATAAACGAGGATTACTTGCAGAAACTAATGATTATGTTGATTTAAACCTAATTGAAAAAGCATATAAAAATGCTTTTAATGTATATCCTGGTGGAGAAAGATTTACTGCTGATGGTAAAAAAGAAAATGGAAAAACATTAATAAGAAGAGATCAAGTAAGACATGTATTATCTGGATTTTATAATGATAATGTAGGTTGGTTAGGAACAAAAGATGAATTATGGAATAAAGTTCTTAATGAATTAAAAAAACTTGAAATCAAAAATGATGAAAAAAATACATTGTCTTCAGGAATTTCAGAAATGAGTCAAGGGATAAGTCATATCAATACATTTCATTCAAAACAAGAAGCAATTGACTATTATAATAATCCTAAATTAGCAGAGAATAAAGAGTTCCGGAATTATCTTCTTAATTTATTGCAGCAAAATAATCTTCAACTCAATATTGATTATTCATATCAGGAAATACAGAAAATTATTCCAGATGTAAAGAATTCTATTTTTAATTTCATTAATAAACAATTTTCAGAAACATTCAATAAATTAAATACTAAAGTTCGATTTATTGAACAAACAGAAACTGGCGCAGCAAAATATCTATCATATCAAGATGCAATTATCATCCCATTAAATAATATTTGTCGAGTATATGCTGCACATAAATTGAATAGGTATAAAAACAATATAGCATTTACTCCTGAAGTATGGTTAAAAAAAGTATTTGTGCATGAATCTAATCATGCTTATACTGCATTAAAAATACTTGCCGCAGATAATAGAAACGATGATTTAGATCAGATATTACCAATATTAACTACTGAAGAATTTGAGGCAATAGATAATTTAAAAAGACTATATGATTATGTTAAAACAAAACTACCAGAATCAACAGAATATGGATTAGAAAATATTCAGGAATTTATTGCTGAAGCATTTTCAAATTCTTCCTTTATTAAATTACTCAGTTCAATAGAAGTATCTGAAAAAGATTTTAAAACAGATAACGCATTTGTTGCTTTTGTTAAATATATTCTTGAATTACTTGGGATAAAAAAATCATATAACAGTGCCTATGATGCAATTGTAAATATTGCTAATGTACTTGCAAAGAATTATGATTCTCAGGAAGTAAAAAGATTTACAGAAGATTATGAAGTATTATCTTCTTTAATAAATGTTGACGAAATTTCTTATGAATTAAATCAAGATACAGGTATTCCTGATGATATGAGTTTATTACTCAATAAATTTCTTGATTATCTTAACAATATTGATTGGGTAGATATGCCAGTCAAAGAAATTATTTATCGAGTAAATAACTCTATTGTTAATTCTAAATTATCAGACGAAAAAAAGGGTTGGTTAAAAGCATTTGTATTCAACAATAAAGAAAAAATTATTGATCGTATAACAAAAAAAATACTGGAGAATAAAGGATATAAAGTTAAAAGTGAAGAATTAAAAATCAATGATGTTATCATTCCAAATTTTGAAGGTGTTACTGCTTCCGGAGAAGAAAAAGTAAGAATGATGTTAAATAGTTTTGGAAAACTATGGAGATCAATATCTGATAAAACTGGAAGTACAAGGGAGAATATAGAAAGAAACTTTTTTCTTATTGCTAAGAATCCAGATATAAATGAATATTTGCGTAATGAAGAATCTTTTCATGAATATTTAGATAGTTATGAAACAGATGATTTATCAACAAAGGAAATTATAAATAGTTTACGGAATGCATCATTTAAAAGCATTATTAGTCTGTTTGATTTTTACAGTAATCTTTATTTAACAAAACAATATGGACTATTTTATAATAAAGGATTTTTCTCTTTAAAACTTCTCAATCCATCACAGAAATATGATGACTTTGTTGATTCATTAAAGAATACAATACAGTCATTTAAATTTCAAGATTATCAAGGATATAAAGCATTAAAATTTGCTATTCAAGATCATACTGGAAAAAGAAATGAACGTTTTAAAAGTAATAACAATAAAGATTGGACATATTATGATTCTTTATCAAAAGAAGAAAGAGAAAAATTAAGAAGAGAACAACATGAAAGTGATGTTCAATTTCTATCGTCTATTACCGGAATTACACCTTCATTGTGGAGACAATATTTTAATCAACAAACAAGAGAAACATTTGCTTATGCAAGTAAAGAAGCAGAGAATGAATCGAACTATATAACTTACGATAATTTACTTTCTAACGATACATGGAGAAAAGGAAAAAACATGATGTATCGAAGGATACAAAGTGATATTGCTTTTCAATTATGGCAACAAACTGTAAATAATCCTAATATATCTTTTGAAGTTGCATTTGATAATTTCTTTTTAAAAGGAAATGAAGATGTTGGTGTAATGTCAAACCTTTATAAACTCAGTACATCTATACAGGAAAAAAATGAAATAGGTATGAGTGGCTATGATGTAAAACATGATAGATTTAGTTCATTCATACAAAGTTCAAATGTTACTACACAGGCCGATAATATATTATCAAGTAATCTTATAAATAATCATGTTGTTCAGTATTATAAATCCAAAGGACAACCAATGGATATTATATATCTGAATGGATTAAAAGATATATCAGAAAGTAATAAAGATGGTATTGAAGATATAAATCTATCAGGAGAAGATTTATGGGTTGCTCAATTAGATTTATTCTTTAAAGAAGGAAGTAGTTACTTACATTGGTTGGGCCAGTTTGGAGATAAACCACAATTATTATTTGTTGATGCTCCTAAATTAGAATTGACAGAAAAAAATATTGAAGATATAAAAAAGATATTCCCTGATTTTGAAAATGCTGCAGAATGGATACAGAAATATATTGATAAAAATCAAGATAAGTTTACTCAATTATATAAAAATTCAAAAGAGGATTATGAAATAATAAGTAAAAATGCCGCTCGATTATTTACTTACAACTTTGCTAAAAATATTCAAGCAACTAATGAATTATTCTTTGGTAAAGAAGAATCTTACGATAATGATTTAACAAAAATGGTTAAACGTGGAGGTTCGTCAATATCTCCAGGTTATCTATTAAATTCAGATGTTGAAGGTGGTGTTGGTAAAACTTATCGATTTGCATGTGTTATTGATAAATATTCTGGATTAAAAGATATATTCGATGGTTGTGAATTTACGACTGGAGAATATGCAAAAAGAACTCAAGTATCTATGGGTTCTATATTTAATAAAGAAGATATTGATGAATTTAAAACACTTGATTCAATAAAATGTTTGTTTTCTACTATTGATCCAGTAACAGGATTACGAGGTTTAACAAAAGGTAATCGTATAAATATTGATATACTGGCAGATACTTTTCCAGGAAGTAAATATGACGATATACGTAAAATTATGAAGGATAAAGAAATTGACGTATTATCTTTCAATTCTACAACTAAGATACATGAAAAGAGTGGTACAAATGTTGAATCTCAATCTATTACTTTATGGAATAAAGATGGTAAAGTATTAAAAAAACCTATTATTCCTGAATTTGGAATCGTAAATCGTAATACAAGTGATGTTTATGTTCAGCAAGATTTAAGACATTCAGCTATTCCGAAAACATCCAAAATGTCTTCTCAGACACTTTCAAATATTCTAATGCTTGATAATGGACCGAAAATATCAAATCTTCTTTATGATTTACAACAATCTATTATTTCAGAAATGACAAGAGAACTTGATAAAGCACCTCTTGATAAATCAAAAATGAAATGGATAGAAGAAAATGTCAAAGAAAATAATCAGGAAGAGTTGATCCGACTTCTTAAATTAGGAATGAGTCCTTATGAACCAGCTTATAATAATTATATTAAAAAGATGTTTGCTGGTATCCTAACTAAAAAAGCATTAGAAATACCAATAAATAGAGTTGTTACACAGGAAATTCCTGATCCAGAAAATTTACTCCAGGGAAGAAGATTAACATCGGATGGCAAATATATATTACTTCCAGATATTGCAGCAAATATTGAAGGTGCCCGATATGAAGATGATAGATTTAAAGGAAAACCAGACGAGGCCATTGCTTTTATAAAAACAAATAAAGGATTATATCGCGATTTATTGGATGAAAACTATGAAGTAAAAGAATGGGAAATCAGAGAACGTAATGGAATAATACCTGGAGAACTCGTAATTGTAACACGTACACCTGCCGATGATTTACATTCACATACTGTTGGAAGATTAAAAGTCCGCATTAAAGGTGGCAATTTCTGCATGCTCGATGCTGTAAGTAGAGCAGCCAGTGGTTCAGATTTTGATGGTGATCAACGATTTATTCAGACATTTTATAAAGATAAAGATGGAAAGATTATCAATGATAATTCAAAAGAAGGTATTGCTAATCAAATAATGTTATTGATGGCTGAGGATTATAGTAATCCAAAGTTTAATCAGAAGATTAGTAATGCTATTAACACAAAATTTATTGATGATATTGTTGATGAATATCGTAAGGATATACCTAAATATTCATTTCTTGATCCAAGAGGATATGCAAAAGCAAGAGATGAAAATATGGTTGGAGTAAAAATGAAAGGTATGATTACTGATATGGTAACAGTATATTCTTTACTTGCAGGAAAAAAAATTCCATTCAAAACAAATATTTCAATTCAAATAGGAGAAAAAGAAGTTGAGTTATCCAAGATGGATCAGGAAAGAATTAGTGAATTAAAAGATAGTAATACTTATGAAGAATTCGAAAAACTATTTTTAAATCAGGAAGTATATTTAAATAATATTTCTATACCTCTTGGAAATAAAGAAAGACAAGCCGCTCGATTAAATTTAATAGCAGGTAAAAAAACTAAACAAGCTGAAATACTACAAAATACAATTAAATACTTTTATGAAACAGGTGATATTGAATTAGTTCTTGGTAGTGGTATTAACACAAGTTATCATCATCAATCAATAGAGAATTTTATTAAGGAGAATAAACAAAAACAAACTACAAAAGTTCCAGAGACTATTAATCTTACTGGTATTTCTGCTGATCCAAATGGATATATCAAAAATGCTTTAGTGAACTTTCTTAATCTTTGTTTCGATAATGCCAAAGATCCAAAAATTGAAATTGTCGGTTTCAATGAAATTACTGCACCAATGTTTGTTCTATACCTTATTGGTGATGAAACATTAAGTGATGCATCTGAAAAAGAAATTAAAGAACATATCTACAAGGAAACAAAATATTTTACATCTCCATTGTTAAAGAGATTTACTGAATATATGCGTTCCAAAAATGGAGCCCTTCGAGATATTTCTATGGAAACTATTAAGAATGATTTGTATGCAGAATTCACAAAAGATGATGTAGATAAATTATTTAAGTTTTATTATCAATCGCAGGATTTAAGAAAGATTCGTAATTTTTATAGTCTTACACAAACCGCACCATCAACAATAACTGATTATTATGTAGCTGAGGATTTATATAATACTATAAAAAACAATAAACTTAAATTTATTGACACTAAAAATTTATTTGAAAAAGATGGATCTCCAATATCAGAGTTTAAAATATCCCGAAAAGTTCTTGATATGGCAAGGGATTATATTTTCAAAGATAGTTTCGAAGAATCAACTGTAGGGAAACAAATTATTGATAGGATAAAAAAATCATTTGAAAAAGACCATCAGTTTACAAAAGAAGAACTATCATCAATAAGTTATGGAATTAATACTATTGCTGTACTTCGCGCATTAAATATTAAGATTCCAGCAAAACAACTTGAATCTGAATTAATAGAAAATCTTAACAAATATAGAACTGAAAATCCTAATAATCTTTTCTTTTTAACTATTCAAAAAATATTAAGAAAAGGAAAATTCCATCTTGAAATCGATTCTAATTATAGACATCAAAAAATTAATGATTCTCGATTAAAAGATATAAAGAAAAATTTTGATGAAATATTTGAAGAAGATGATCAACTGGCAATGAAATTCGCTACTCATATTATTATGAATTGGGGTGCATCGACAACAACAGCCAGAGGAAGTTTCTATTCATTATTAGGTGATGAATTTAGAGTGTTCATGTCAGAAATCATGTATAATGAACTTTATATATGGCAAAATGATGAATTAAGTGCTATGGATAAATTGGATATCATGGAAATGATTCTTCGAGGTTCCAATATCCCAGGATTAAAAGAAAAGGCATTCTTTAAAAAGAAGTATTCATATTACGATATACATAAAGAAACTACTTTACGTACCGATTATTCCAATGAAATGTTAGAAAAAATGGATTCATTAAATAGTAAATCAGAATTTGATGAATATGTTTCTCAAACAAACATGAATGCATTACAGTTTCAAACAGATATGGAAAATTTGTTTGACAAAACAATGACTTCAGTTATAAAAGATTATAAACCGGCAATAAAAACATTATTATCATATCGTAAGGTAGCAAGTAAATTATTTCCAGCAGATAAAAGTACCGATTATACAGTAAAAGATATGTTGGAAAGTGATGATTTAGGAGAATTATTATCAAGTGAAGATGAGGCTGTAAGTAGATTTGTATATCAATGGTTACAGAAAAAATATCCTACTGTAGAAATATTTAAGGATAGGGAAGCATTTTATGAATTTGTTAAGAAATGGGGAGATAAAGGATTTAATATTAATACTGAAGCAATAGGTCATGCCTTTGCAAATGCTGCATATATTGATCCATTAAAAGCTGTTCAATCAACTTTATTCCATGAACATACTCACATCTATTGGGATGCATTATCAAATAATGATATGGCTAAAAAACGAATTTTAACCATGTTTAAAAAGGCATATCCAAATTTATATGAAGATGACTTAGAAGAAAGAATAGTTCTTGATATAGCGCATGCAAGCGTTAATTTTTCAATGATACAGTTTAAAGGAAACGCATTACAGAAGTTCCTTGAATTACTTAAACACTTTTGGAGAAATGTAAAAATTGCTTTTGGACAATATAAAAGAATGGATATTGTCCAGGAAATGATGTATGATGTGTGGTACAATTCTGAAAAAATTGTTCCACGTACTGTTGCTGGAGAACATCAGATAAAAAATATGGTAACATATAATACTTCAGAAGAAGATATATTACATTTTGATGCAGGAACACATACTTATTTCATTGGTAAAACTCCTGTTCCAAGTCCTACTATTATCATTGGAACTTTCAAACATCAATTCAATACTACTTCTCAAGCAAAAATATCGGCTGCCAAAGAAGCAAAAATGTATAAGAATTTAACAAAAAGAGACCTTACAAAAAAAGATATTGAAGATTCAGATAAGGAATTAGTAAAACTATGGTCTGAAATTCTTCCCGATAGAGGTACGGTTATTCATTCTGTAGGTGAAGATGTTTTTGGCGGAAAGAAATTTGATAAGTCAAATCTTGACAAGTTTGCTGAAGGTATGTATAAAAAAACTCGACAGGTATTTGAAGAATTAAAAAATGACATTCTATCTTTATATCCACAGGCAACTTTCATTACTGAAAAACAGTTGATATCCAAGAAATATATGTTGGGTGGTACTGCCGATCTTATTGTTGATCTTAGTAATGGAGATATTATTATTTATGATTATAAAACTACAGCAAAACAATTCGCTGATGAAGAAGGAAAATCTTTACCTGAATATACTCAAGCAAAAGGTACTTATAAAGCTCCATTTTCAAATCTTGCTGATTCAAAATATAATCAACATACTCTCCAATTGAATATGTATGCTAATATGATTGAAGAACAACAAAATGCATCTATACCAGGAGAGAAGAATATAGTTAAGAAACTTTATATTATTCCAATACTTACAGAAATTAAAGATGGAAAGGTTGTTTCAGTAGAAATGGGTAATCATGTACCTATTCGTAGAAATGATAAAACTATTGAAGCATCAAAACAAATGATGCAAATTAGTCATGCGCAACGAGAAAATGTTAATGCTATGTTACCTAAATATCGAAAGAATTTATTGGCAAATAAAACTCCCGGATATTTGGTAGATAGTATGATGAAAGCATATCATTTCTTTCATGTATTTACTGGTGGAATAGAAAATATAAGTAAGAAACATATCTCCGATATACGACATGCCGGAATAGAAACAATGACTAATAATTTATTGACTTCAGAAGATTCAGGTGGATTAGGATTTTCACTTAAGGATTTATCAGGTAAATCAGATTTTAAAGCTGAAGAATTATTTTATTGTGCCTATCATGCAATTGAAAAATCAAGATATGTAGGTTATGAACGGTTAACTACAGAAGAAGAAAAGAAAAAAGGAGAAGGAGAAACCAAGAAATATCTTCCGGAAAGAGAAGCAAGATTTATTAAATATAAAGTTTACGAACAATATGTACCTAAAGAAAATCCATTAAAGAAAGCAGATGAGGCAAAACGTCATCGTAAATGGTCAAGATTTGGAAAAACTCTTCTACAAGAAATATCTATAGATAAGTTAAAAGAAGGTGATCAAATCATGGCATATTATGAACTTGAAGGAAAACCTGATACACCACATATTTATTATTATACAGTAATAGGAGTTGATTTAAAAAGAAATAAGATAAAAGTTATTGATCAGGCAACAAATGAAATGAAACAAGAATCTGTTGAAATAGATCCTCCAGGATGGAAAAATCGGGATGGCATTTTAAGAATAGAAGAAAAACTTCCAGATCTTATTACTGAACCTGGAGATAATTCATTTATTCCTTCATATATCTATATAGCAAAAGCAAAAGAAGAAAATCATTGGAAACTTCCAACTAAAGAAGGAAAAGATAAACAAGAACAAAGTATAATTGATAATAATATTCGTAAAGTATGGGCGTTCTTTAATAATTTTTCAACCTGGGATGAATTGGTATCCTATTGTGAAGAAGAAAAAAATGTTAATGAACTTTTCACAAAAGTAAATACTATTGATAATGAAGTAGCAGTGCCATTAGTTTCACTTGCGCGGGAAGAATCATCAAATCATCTTTTTACTGAAATGATAAAAAGAGAATATACCGAACATATTGATTCTCCTAAATATATTATGCCTCAAATGTTAAATTTATATTACATGCTTACAGGTGATAAAAAAAATGTAGTATGGAAAGACTTTGATACAAATATATCTGTAAGACATTATATGAACGCACGTATGATGTCAAATCATTTTGTTCCATTAAATTTATTTAATAGAGAAGTATCTACTCAACGCAGACAATATATCTATGATAGCATTCAGATGAGTGATAAGTTAAAAAAATATATTGGAAAGATAAATTTTGAACTTATTGTTAATCATAATAAAGAAACAGGATTAAAAACATGGGTATTTCCTGAATCTGTAGATACAAAAATAAATCCTTTAGAAAAAGAATTTTTGACTATTATCTATGAATATTATGAAAAATATGATCCTGATTATAGAGATTCATCAAATATGGGAATAGTAAAACAAATTCCTGTTGCCAGTATATATGCTACTCGTACTGAATTTATTGAACGATATGGAAAATATGGTGCCGCAATGTATAAAAAAATGGCTCCACAACCATTTGATAATATCAAATTAAGAATAGTAGAATCATTTCATGAAGATAAAAATCCAAAATATAAAAAAGATGAGAATGGTAATGAAATTGTTCTTACTCTTCGACAGATAAAAGATTTATTTGCTATTACTGAAGATCCAATAGAAATGCAAAAAATGTTAGGTAACAGATGGCAACAGTTTATGCATATTCCTGGAACAAAATATAATATCGGAAATATATCTGCTGGTATGCTTAATTATTACATGAAAAAAGCAATGAGGATATATGATAAAGGTGGTGATGAATTGAATGAAAAAGAAAATGTTGAGAAGGCAAAGAAAAGAATGCCAGTATTAGGTAAATCGAATATTAAATATTCAACAGAAAAATATGTAGAAGCCACTGAAAAAGTCATTGATTCAATGTTATTTGCTCATCACATGAAACGTTTAATGGGACCTTTAGAATGGATATATCAACAATATACTGAAGGGGAAGATATTAGTGAAGGTGGTCCAGCAAAAAGTATTGCTTCATGGATACGTGTATGGGGAGATTATCAATTATATGGTAAGAAACCTTTAGACCATGGTTTTTTATCAAGTAGAACAATGTCTGATGTTATTGATGCTGCAAATAAACTTAATAGTTGGAATAAAATTGCTTTTGCATTGAAAACAGATTTTAATAACTTACTTGTTGGTCAGGCAATGGATATGATTCACGAGCCAATAGCATATGGTACAGGAGTAGCAAGAATATTTGAAGATCCAAGTAAAATCATATATAATCTAAGAAAAGCACGTTCATTAGCAAAGAAATTTGGACTTGCTAATATAGTTGATGATGCAGCATTTGATATGTTAGATAAAGAATTTCGTGTTTTTGGATATGATATAAAGAAATTGGAAAATGCAGGATATGCACCTATGGAAATAGCTGAAAAATTAAATCAGATGCCTTTATTTATCGGTTTAATGAGTCGAGAAGAATGGGAAGCATATAATGATTATGGAGAAATTATTGCATCAAAAAATAAAAATAGACTCTCTGAATATCGTAAAGGAGCCATTATTAATAGAATATTTTCAGTACAAGGTGATTATGGAACTGAAAATGCCGCTCCCGGATGGATAACAAATCAAGGAAAACTTATCATGACATTTAAAAAATGGGTTCCTTCAATGATAATGTTACATTTTGGAAAGTACCAGTTAGATACTGATTATATGGTCAGAAGTGGTATTTTTCCTTCTTTAATACTTGCAGCAAAGATAATTTCTTATAATCATAATAGGACACAAAAAAAACAAGATGAAACACTTCGCAAGCTCGAAGAAATGTATAAAGACAAAAAGTTTGATGATGTGTTTTTCTCAGGAGTTAATGAATATTTTACACTCCTACAAAAAGAGGTCAACGGTGGAAGAATAAAATGGAAGAATCTTTCAGAAAATGATCAAAGAAAAATGGTTGCTGGTATTATCGAAGCAACAATACTTGTTGTTGGTTTATTATCCATGTTAGGAATGTTTGGTGATGATGATGATAAAATATATAAACCATTTTACAAACGTATGTTTAAAGTATTCTTTACTCGTTTCAGAGGAGATTTAATGTTTGTATATGATTCCAATAATTGGGAGTATATGTTAAAAAATCCTATTCCTACTATATCATTACTCACAGGTTCAATTCAGTTTGTTTCCGATTTAATTCAATGGAAAAAATATACCCAGGATGAAATGATAGCAAAAAAAGGCACTCCGAAATTTTTAATATCGGCAACTAACTTCTTACCTGTAGGTTCATTTATTCGTCAAATACAAACTCGTAAACGAATATTTACTCTTAAACATAAGTATTATGATTTAAGGGAACTTAACTTCTCTGATGAAAAAATTAAAGAATTAGGTTTTGATGATTATAAAATAAGTAAATTTGACTTAATAGAACAATCATATAAATGGAAAAGAATGTATCGTGATTTAATGTTAGCTCAAAAATATTATTCTCTAACAGAAAGTGGATATATTCCTGGAGATATCATTGATATGGAATTTGGTATTAAGTTGAAAGAAAATGAAATAGATGAAATGCAAGAAGCATTACAAATGATTACCTTGCAACAAATGATTGATAGTGGAGAAATTGGATTGACAGAAGAACAAATCATTCATGGAGCAACTGAAATGAGAAAATTAGAAGAAAAAAGAAAATCTCGATCAGATAGAAAAACTGAAAAAGAATTTGAAAAAGCACAAGAAAAATTAAAAAACTAATAATATGGCATATACAAGTTTTGTTCCTCAAACGCATATTCAGGAATCTCAAGATGCAAAAAGTTTTAAGATTTGGGATGAATCTGAATGGAATGGTGAATCTGGATTAACATCTTCATGTTATATTGAAATAACATTCATTAATGATGATGAAGAAACTATTATATATGATCCTTACTATTTAACCGATGGAATAACAAACGCTAACTTTAATGAATATCTTGATAGAGATGGACATATTGTTGAATTGATAAATCTAACTATTGATGGAGTTGTTGCTCCGATAAGATTTGAAGATGGATATTATATTATTAAAGTGGTATATTCTGATGGTACATATGCATTAGGATCAGAACCATATTTTGATAACTATCAAGCCTTTCTTGCGAAATATCGAGCAATGAAAAGAAAAGTACCACCAAAAATATTTTCATGGCCAATGACTGATGAAGTTTATAAAGCAAATAGAGATGTTTTTCTATTGGGTTTATATCTTGAAGCAGCAGAAAATCAAGTTGATTTAAATAAAATACTACAGTTTAGAAAAACTATAGCATTAATAAAAGCTATTTTTGATTACTATGAAATAACTGAAATTTGGTAATATGAGAATTACACAAACAGAATATGATCAAATAGTGATTGGTATTGCCAATTATCAAACAGACCTTGCTTCAATAATGGTTGATATGAAAAAACAGGGTGATCCTGATACATGGAGAAGAGAAGAAGAAGGTATGATGCTTCTAAATATTTTTGAATCATTAAGAGATTATGATATTGAATCAGAAATACTCACTGATGAAGAAATTAATATTCTTTATGAACTTGCAACAAATATAGTAGAAACATGTCCAATTTAAATAAAAAGTCATGAGCGATAAAAGATATCCACCGAGAAGTGCAGACAGTTCAAAACCTGTTTTACAAGCTACTTCATTAAAAGGTGATGTAGGAAAATCTGCTATAATGGCAATAGCAAATCCACCATTCATTCCATTAAAATGTGATTATAATGGAAATAATGTTGTATATACTAATAATGATACGGCTATATATGTAATGTCAGGAAATAATATTATTGGTAGTCCTACATTTATTAATGGATATTCATTATCAATTATTTCACAAACAAATTGTGTTGTTTCTATAAGTGGATTAGTAATTACAGTAACATCATTAAATGCAGATAATGCTGAAGCGGAAATAAGAG